GGGGTCTGCGGTCTCCTGGGCAGTGGGGGCTTTCCCCTGTTCCAGTTTCGCTACTATTACGCGGGCTTCGGGTTCCATGCCCTGGATGTCAGATATTACTTCTGTTAGGATGGGCTGGATAGTTCCCTGGGCCGCCAGCAGAGCCTTCTGCTGATGAGTAGTAATATAGCCCACGGCAGCCAATCCGGCGATCACGAATCCTACCAGCTTGTCCGCATCAGACATACCCTGGCCGAATGCTATGGCCAAACCGAAAACGATAATGAGGGACACGACGACTATCGGCCCTTTCATGGATTCTAATGTATTATTTGTCATGAATACCACCAAATGATATGCGGTTCCTCTCTTTCAGTCGCGTCAGATCCGCCATCGTAGCCGCAAACGCGGGATGCTCTCCCGCCTTGATGAGCTTCTTGTACTCGGAAAAATACAGTCTTCGCAGGTCAGCCTCTTGAGAGGGAAGAATATAACGTCTATTTGGGTTGGTCAACGAAATCATCCCGAGACCAATGCCAACAGCTCATCTTTGTCCTTGAACCCGGCCCGTTTCCACATGGGCATTGGGTTGTCTATCTCGACCGGGTTGGGTGAGTCTTCGGTGCCCAGTTCCACAGTCACCTTCGCATCATCGATGGCCGCCAGCCTGGCAAGATCCTCTTTCGCCTGTTTAGCATACTCCGGCATGCTGAGCAGATTTTCGTAATCCCGCTTGGTCAGCGGGCCGTCTGGATATCCTCTCATCGTGTCAACCTCATGAAAACTGATCTAGTTAAAATTAAAATGAAATTAGTAAATCATAAAATGGAATCGAATATTTCTTCATCGCCCAATCCCTTGTCATGCAGATAATAGATGGTTTTCCTATTAATACCAAGCTCTAGCGCCCATTCGGTCGCGGTCTGTGTTCTTCCGTCGTGTACTAAGAAGACGTTCGTGCGTTTATTGAAATTTTGACTGCGGTAATCTATCCAAACACAATTTTCTTTTGAGTAACCAAGATTGTTATCTTTTCTCTCGATGGTCAGACCATCAAGATAGCTGTCGCCCATGTCCTTCCAGAAGGCTGAGAAGTCTTTCCATCTAGGATCATATGTTATTCCACGACCGCCGTATCGGTGATAATTGATTGCTTTTGGATTATCACATCTGGTCTTCATGCCCTGCCAGATTGAATAAGGCCTGCTTACCACCCAATGACGTTTTTTTGTCGACAAACAGCCACACGACTTGACCTTTCCAAAATTAAGATTTGCAGTTGTTGCTTTAGCTAGATTACCACAATCGCACTGACAATCCCATAATGCAGATCTTCCTTTAATCCCAGCGAAACTCTTTACAACGAGTCGCCCAAACCGTTTGCCTTCCAGCCTCTCATACTTTGGTAATTTGGTTATACCGTGTTTTTTGATATACCATAAAACGAGGGAGTGGTGACATCCGAGTTTAGATGCTATATCTTTTGGAGTCAGACCTTGTTTTAGGTGGAGGTCTTCAAGCAGCTCTTTAGTTATACCATATTTTGGCTTAGGAGGCATGGAATACACATTGTTATTCTAATATATATTCCATGCCCTCGACCAACGCAGTCCGATACTGCGAACCTGCATTAGCTGCATTCGTCCAATTTCCGCCTGCGTACAGCTTAACTCGCCCAACCTGTAACAGATGTTGTTACCATAACGTTCGACTTCCGCTATGCGGGCTCCGCGCAAGCGCGGCCGCCGATAGTCGAATACGAATACCACCGCCAAGAATTCGCAGCCCGATACCGCGAACCCGCAAAAGCTGCAATCGCCCAATAGCCGCCCGCGCACAGCTTTACATCGCCGTAAGTTCCTTGCTTGTAGAGGCTGCCCTTCGCTCCGGGCAGATCGTAGTATCCGAACGCGATCGCCCCTAAAGCTAGATCTAGCGTGCCGTTCGCTGCTGTTGGGCTGGTGAACTCCAGCCTTTCGTCGCTGGCATCGTCATATGTCACGGCCACTCCGAGAGAAGAGGCCGTTGCGCTATGCGTCACCTGGAGCTGATAATCGGTGTTCGGGTATACAGGAACATAGCAGTTCTTTCCTCGGGCCATGTTCGCCAGGAGCCTAGCAGGTTGCGTTGCGTCTTCATCAAAGTAGACTTGCGTGCCCCCGGTCGCTGCGTCGGCATCGTGCTTGATCAGAATGGACAGAGTATTGCTGCCAAAGGATACCCATTTGTCCACGGTATCCGTAGCCATGTTGCAGCACAGATAGGGTGACCCGTCTGCCAGCATCTTCAGATATATGGGGTTACCGCCGGGTGATGCGGCATGAGTGATAGTAGCCGTCTTGGAAGCAGCCGCCACGGACCCATCGAAGTCTGCACGATAGCTCTGAGTCCTGAGCCATTGGTTCATTGCGCCGCAGCAGTCCTCGCAGCCTATGTTGCTGACCATTCTCCGGCTGGCCGTATCGAGATGGCCGCCGGTGGTTACTGGATCGGCTGATCCGGCGATGTTGGTCTCTTCGTTGGAGCCAGCTGCAATAGCCTGGAACTCGTCGTCCTCCATCATCCTGCAGCCGATAGCTGCAAAGTCGTCCACGAAACTCGTCCAGTCTCGTGCATCAGAGATCGTGCCGCCGTTGACGGAAGCCGTGCTCGATCCGGTACCCGATGCCAGGTAGAGGGCGACCCATATCTGAGGGCCTGTCAGGCTATCGAAGTCCGTCTTTCCGGCCCAGACCATGCCTGCTTGGGCGCCAGCTGACCTATGCGACAGATCCCAGCAAGACCTGGGGATGATATCCCCTGCCAGGTAACCTGTGAGGGGGTGGCCGGATATCGTGCCCACGTCCACACATTCGCAATGGAAGCCCCCTATCTTGCGGCTGTCTGCTGCGCTGTAGCCAGCCGGGTAGGTGGTTGCAGCACTCAGAATCAGTATGGGAGAGAACCCGCTACCCGGAAGGACTGCATATATATAGAAGTCCTTGCCCGCGCGGTTGGCCGCTACTGTATAGTCTGTTGGAGTCTGAGTATCCCAGACCCAAGACTCGTTCAGGTCCATATCCAGAGCTGCTGCCAGCTCGTAGGCATGAGCACCGGCCCCACCTATGTTCACGAGCATGTGGCTGGGGCTGACCAGAGTCCTCCGGTTGGCTGCTGTGTCGCTGCCCTTGTTCTTCCACATCCGGTTGCGGTTGTAGTAGCCGTCCTGCCGGGCGGGTAATCTATTCAAGAATCCCATGTTCAGCTCTCCAGGATAGCGAGAATAGCAGCAAGATCCGCTTTCATGAGGGCGATGTCTGCCTGCATAGTACCAAGAGTTGCTTCCGTGGCCAACGCCTGCGCAGTCAATTCGGCGTTGGTGAGTGGCCCTGTTACTGCAACCGATTCCGAGTCAAGTGTGACCTTGATATCGGCTGACTGGGATACTCCGCCGTTGACGTTCACTAGGTTGGTTGTGCCTGGTGTGGACTGGTCGATACCAACCTTACCAATGAGTTGTGTTCCTGCTGGCAACTCTTCGCCAAACTTGACATCGCCAATATAAGTAGGATCGATGATATCTGTCGCCGGAGCAACTGAAAGAGACGCGGCTTTGGCTTGCTGCCCCAGATTTCCAGCTGGAAATTCTGTGATGTCCACGTCGCCAATGTCAACGGAATCGATTGATACTGATGCATCCACCGGTATCTTGCCGCCGACCAGCGCAGGCAGTTTGCCATCGATGCTAGCGGACGCAGCGTTGATATCAGCCAGGTCGCCAGCCGCCGTATCCGGAGTGGCTACTGCAAGAGCTTCTACGGCGGTTTTGACGTCTGCCTGGGTGGCTTCGGTCGCCAGACCTGCGGGATCGATCGAGGCCGTGAGCTCAGTGTCCGCTTCGGCGGTAATCGCGGTGCCGATTGCCAGTATGGACAGAGTGCCGTGCTGGGCGGCCACAGCTGGTTTGACTTGAACCTGGAGGTAAGGCCAATACGCCAGTATTCTTTTGGTGACCGGCGTGGTTGTGGTCACACTGAACTCGGCTTCAACGGTCTCGGTAAAGTTGGTGCCATCAATTGACCCCATGACCTTGACTTTGAGGTTGTTGTCAGCAGCGGAGAACCGGAGGAGTTTTACTCCCGCCAGATGCCAGGTATCCCAATAGTTGCGAGTAGTTTCCCTATCCAGAGGGAACGGCACCAACACATAATCATTAATCGTGGTCGTTAAATCGGCCACATCGGGCCGATCTATCTGGAAGTATTGTCTGGTTTTAGGCAAAATTAACACCTCTCACACAAACACAATTTTCAGGTGAATACTATGACCCCAAACGCGTCTGAGGGATCTTCGGCGTCGTAGTCGAACGCTATTTTAAGGATTTTGGGGCTGAGGCCGTTGAACGTTATTTTATCTTTCAGGCTGACAGTGACACCGGCATCGAGGTAGACCTGAGCAGTCGTGACACCCGGTTGGCCGTCTGCCTTTACGATGTTAAAGACCTTGTACTCGATGGCGCAAGAATAGCTGGCTGCCGTTCCATATGTGCTCCCATAGCCATCGTTACCAACAAACGGTGCGATGGTGCATGACTGCATCATGAAGTCGGCAAAGTCGTCAGAAAATTTAGGCATCTGCATCCCCAAACTCTTCAGGATCGATGTCAGTAAGCTTCTGGCTGGCAGGGAAGTTCTCGGCCACAGAGTCCCGGATTACGCCTATGGTAGCCGGTACTATGATCGACCCAGCCAGTATAGAGCGGTAGCGGGCTAGCAGCTTATCGGCAAGAGCGGAATAGTGCTGGAAGAGCTGATCGTTCTGGATGCTGCGGCTGCCTACGCTTTTGCTAACCCTATTGGCATACCGGCCCGCCAGGTCACTGGCGGCATGGCTCGCCGCCAGGAGCACGTTACCATAAGTAGAATAGTAATAGTCGATTTCGTCGTCAGTCAGTACCGGACTAGAGCTGGTATCGCCGATAGCGAGCCGGACAGCGTCCGTGGTATCGGTTGCCGGTTTACCGCCGTAAGCCATAATTCGCTCCTATTTTCGTTTGCGTCTTGGTTTGGTTTTGAGTTCTGATTCGTCTGCTTCAGGCTCTTCGGTCCGGTAGCCGCCTGCCTTCCAGGTGACCAACCGCCCCAGCCAGATTCTCCTGGATGCTTCAAGACGGCCATACTCCAGCGGGGAGGCTGTTTTCAAGGCCTCTTCGAGTTCGGCTATCTCGCTCTCGATCTGCTCTTTAGTGAACATATGTGACCTCCAAAAAGAGTGTTAGAAGACCTATTCAGGAGATCTTCTTGCAGAGAGCCACTACTGAATACTGGCCGGCGGACCGGGACGTAGCTGCTGCGGTATAGATGTAGATATCAGCGCCTTCTGCTACCTGAGCATCGGCGGTGCCCACGCCCACCGCGGCCACCACGGAGTTCTCGTGGTTCATGTAGACTGAATCGTCCATATCCAGCGTGATAACGCCGGTCATGGCGGTTGTTCCTGCCGCTTCTTTGGCAAGTTTCGTTTCGTCGTCGGCAGTGCCACCCTCTTTAGCCTCGATCAAGGTACAATAGACTGCCAGTACCTCCAATTTACAGGGAGCAGCATCGGTGAGCTTGGTGGCCACCGCACTAGCAGACGATCCGAAGTCATGAGTCACCGGCCCCAAAAAGAAGGTGCCTGCGACCTCATCATCAGCCGCAAGCTTCTCCTCCGTAACGCATTTGGTGGCCAGGTTGACGGTCGAGATATTCATCCCAAAGGGACTGCCCTTATTTCTCGCAACCATTAGAACCACCTACAGCGTGTAGATCTCCACAGCGCCTTCGTTGTTGTGGAATTCGACCGGATTTACCCATTCTCTCAGCTCGACTCTGTAGTTGTTACCGGGCTCTTTGCCAAAGCCAGTGTCAACCACCAGATCCTCGGAGATCACGAACTCCATGAACTCCATATCCTGGGATATCACGTAGACATAGCCAGCCGGGAAGTACTTGGACGTCCGGATGAAGTCGTTGGTGCTGCCAGCTCCGAACAGGTCCAAGATCTGGTCAGCGTACCTGTTCCTGAGGTCGTCCATCTTCCGGATGGGTGCGATGGTCTGGCGGGTGCCGCACATGTATTTGGGCGTGAAGTCGTCACCTATGCGGTCGCATGCCTCCAGGACATCAGTATAAATGTCTCGGTAGGTGTCCGTCCCGGCCCAATTGCCGATGCTGTCCACATCAGGGGGTGAGGAAGAGGTGCCATAGGCGGCAACCTTGCCGTTCGGGTTAGCCTGGGCAGAGGTCACCAGACCAGTCAGACCGGTGCCAGCGTCGCCGTTCACCCAGATATAGTCCTCCCTTCTGCGGACCTCGGCAGTTGCTACCTCGACCTTTCTCCTGAACTGGGCAGGATCGAGGTTCAGGTCACGGCCATTAAGCGAGAAGCCCACCGAGATCTGGTACATGGAGTGGGTGATTTCGTTGCCCTTGACGCCCACCTGCTCGGGTATGGCTCCTTTGGCGGTGATCTTGGCGGCTATGGTGTCGTTACCGCCAGTCTTCTCGTAATAGGTGATAGTGTCCTTCTGGACGGTTGGCCCGACGTTCCTGATAGTTGAGAGGGTACGGGCGATCTGTTTGTCGTACTCCCGCTTCCTGTAATTGAGAACGTCACGCGCAAAACTCTCGGTGAAGTGAGCAGGTATAGAAGCTGCATATTCCATTGGCATTTTTCGAACCTCCTAAATAATCAGAACCTCTGCCTGTCTCACTGCGTGGATGTAGTCAGCAGCAGCTACCGTTATTGGTATGAGAACGGTTAGCTGGGTGTCGGTTATCGCGGTCACTCGGTTGACCTGGGCAGTAGTGCCGTCACTATCCCGGATGATGATGTAGTCGCCCACCTGGAGGCCCATGAGGGTAGGATCTCCGCTTGTCATGGCGATAGTCGTCTCGCCTGCGGTTGGCGTGGATGATGGTGCCTTGTAGGTCTCATCCTTCAGGGCAAGGTCTTCAAGCAGCCTGGCTACGCTATGAGTGGTCCGGGTTTCGCCAGCATGCGATCCGGCTTCGGCAAGAACACCGACACCAGACGCCATTGTACCGCTCGTGATGTCGATATGCTCCAGGAAGTCGCCCTGCACGAGATCATAATCATCTATGGCCGCTATGAGGGCGTTGACTGTTCCAGACAGAGCGACCGGGACAGGCTCGTACTGCTCATAGAATCCGGGGTAGGTGTGTTCCTCTTCATCCTCAAGTGCACACCCTATAATGAGGTCAGTGTCCTCAAGGATGGCGGGCTTGACAGTGCCAGCACCAGCCCTGATAACTCCTGCTCCGAACGGGATGCGAGCACCGGCAACGTAGGTTTTAACAACCCCAGTGCCAGCCGTCCGCACGTCCTTGGGGGGGGATATTGTGAATGTAACCATATTTTTTCACTTCCATTTGATGTATTCTTCGAAATTTATCTCAGGATTAGTTGCCCAGTAGTGAATTAACAAATTGAACCAATAGTGCCTATTAGCATTTGTCTTTCCGTGACATGATTGACAGATTGGCACAAAGGCCCATGCTTTTCCTCTGCAGATCGAATTTTTATTGTAGTCTATGTGATGAACGGCATGTTTTTTACCGATTTCCTTTTTACCGCATAGAAAACAAGTTCTTCCAAAAGCATCTCTGATAGACTCTTTGAACTCTTTGTTGAACTTAGGACAATACGGTTCGAAACTAATACCACCCTTCCAAGAACCGCTCTTTTCCCCCGTTCGTGCTTTGCCCTCGCATTGGTGCGAACAATATTTTCCTTGCCCATGCTTTATGCGGGCATTGTTGACGACGAATCGTTTACCACATTGAAGGCAACTACACTCGGTCCTATCGCGCTTCGCCATGCCACGACATATAATTGAGCAAAATTGCCCCCAACCATTTTTAACGCGATTGGGTTGAACGGTGAAGGGTTTACCGCATTGTTGGCAAATCAGTTCAACAGGCGCTTTTCTTGATTCTTCGTGACACTCATGGGAACAGAAATTCGCATATCCAAGTTTGATCTGGTTGGGGGCTGCCTCAAATGACTTCCCGCATTGTTGGCATTCCTTTGTAACCTTCGATCTCTGCGATTTCCCACTACACACTTTGGAGCAAAAGCGACCTTTCCCCTGTTTAATCCGAGAATGCCAAACTAAAAACTCTTTTCCGCAAATTTCGCATTTCATTAATTCACTTATACCATGCTTTCCCATGCATTGTAAAAGGCGTTGTTCCTATTTAGACTTTTTGCTAATACTTATACAGTTTGGCCTGTTCAGCAGCCAGGTCGAACTCGCTGCCATCTGCGTTCAGGATCTTCCCGGTGAACTGGGTCTCCTTGATGCTGCCCAGCCTCTTGTCCGGGTTGGCATCCAGATACGACAGAGGGTCCGTCTTGGCCTCGTTCCAGATCTTGTCGATCTCACCGAGTGCCGCAGCGTTCAGGAGCTTTCCGAAGGCGGTCTTGGCCTTCATATCTTTGGCCGCTTCCTGTTCGGCCTTGATGCTCTGGATATCAGGCAGAGCAGAGTTGAGCTGCTTGACCGTCTCGACCAGGGACTTGAACTCCGGTATGTCTGTCAGAACGGGAGCAGGCGCTTCGTTCTTCTGCTTTTCAAGGGCTTCAATCCGCGCCGGGATGTCGCCTATAGCTGCTTTTACCGCAGGCCCTACGGCCTCGTTAAGAAGCTTAGTGAATTCTTCAGGTGTCATATCAATATCTCCGAATAGGTTCGTAATCTTTCGATGGCATTTCTTCACAAACAGGCTCAGCACATCGTCATTATCTTCCGCTACATTCGTTGGTGCCGAGTTCATATAGGGGCCACAACCATCTTCGCGTTCGCAAGCCGCCCGAGTACCATCAAAGAACACCGCATACTCCCCGAATACATAGGGGCCGGTCTCGACTGCCTGGTACTGCTTGCCATCGAACTCCCCGGTCTCGTGTTCTATGGGCGTGAAATAACCAGGGCTGCCGCCGGGAAACTGGCGGTTCCTGATCTTTTGGAGTTCGTCGTCGTTTAGGTTCTGTTTGAAAAATCGTGATATTCCGAACAGGTCTTGGGTTTCGTCTCGCGCTTTGGCACTGACGATATGCCCCAACCTGCGATCTGTGGGCCGGACAGTATCCGTCTGGATATGTTCCGGTGTTATTGGTGTTCCCAGCATCCAGGGGGCAGAAGCCTTCAGGGATTCATACTTCTTGAGCGTCGGGATGCCGTTCGATCCCGTGAACACCCCCGCTTTACAAAAGACCGTGGGAACATCAATGTAATCGTCTGTCTCTGTAATATCCCCAGCGACCTCGGCGTTGTTGAACTCTTTGGAATATTTGGCTTTCAGTGTGCCGCCAGCACTGGCACGTGCTTGGACACGAATTTCATTTTTTATAACATCCCAGATCGAGGGGTGCGCCATTATGCGATCATAAACCGCCTTCAGGTACTCATATGATAACGGACTGGAGTTTGCGTGTTTGCTGGCCTCGATTGCCTGACCCTGCTCTTCGGCTTTGGTTTTGGCGGCTTTGCGGCCTTCGTCGGTGCCGTCGTGGGTATAGCATTTGCCTTCCGGACCATACTGATAGCCGTCCCTGCCGTCTAGTTGGCATTCTTGAATTGGGATGAAAATCAACTCCTTTCAGATAGTCTCTGCGATCTCTGTTGCTTCTCCAGGTTCACCGGGCAAAGTGCCCCGCTTCAAAGCGTTTTGCTCTTCGAAGAGCTGCCGGATCTGCTCGGGAGTGTACGGATCTTGACCCATAGCAGCACGATAATCGTTAACGAGTGAACCGCCCACTGAGAACATGGTGGTGGCCTTGTCCGCTTCAGCCTTCTGGTCTTTCGGACTCCATGACCAATAGTCAAACGATACCAGCAGGTCATAGCCGTTGATATCCAGGAACTCCTGCCAGAGCTTTTCAAACGGTTTGCCTATGGCCTCCTGGTGACCTGATATAACGCTATCCAGTAGGGCTTTGCCGGGGGTTGATGATACGCTGATGGCCTGGGCTAGCTGCTCGGTGATGGCTTTGGCAAAAAAGTGATTGAGTATGATCTGTTCAATGAACTTTTCAACGTCCATTGGGTTGAGGGCGATCGGTATAACCGGATACCGGAACTTTACGCCAGGAAGGGCGACTTCGGCCTGGTTGGTGCTCTGGGTTTGGACCATGTTGTTGCAGTAGTCCACTAGCGACTGGTATCCGCCAGCTATATCGATTCCAGCGTTCTTCATGGCCGCCAGGGCCGCGCCATCGACTTCAGCAACTTCTTTGGGAGTGCCCACCCGAGCCAGAGCCAGCCTGAAATCGTGGCGGGCCTGTTTCATGAGTTCGATTGTCGATGCAACCGAGTGCAACAGAGAGGTGTTATCCGGCAGGGCGGTGTCCTCGATGAACATTAGTTGATCTGCGGGGATCTCGATAGGTTCCCGGATAGCATCGACGTTCTGGAAGAAGTGGGGTTCGGCTTCTTGGGTATCAAATATGATCCCCTTGAGGATGTTGTCCACCTGGTATCGGTTGTTGCCGCTCACTGCTGACGGGGTGCGGTTGAAGCTCTGGCTGGGAAGGTGCTGGAGACGGGGATAGTAGACGTTGCCCTCGCCCATCTGCTGGGCCCTTTCGAAGAAGGCCCGGTTGAACGTCCACCCTTCCAAAGCGGCTTTGCGGACGCATTCCAGGGTGGTACAGTTCTTGTTCCTGCCGATTCTTGCCAGGGTCTTGTCAGCCTCTTTGATCTGTTTGAGGGCTTGGGTGATCTGAGTCTCTTTGGTGTCGTCTTCCGGTCCATCGATGCTCTCCAGCTTGAAATCCAGGCCGCCGAAGCATAGTCTGGAGAGGAAGGAGAGAGAGCTGAAGATCAGGGGCATCTTGTAGCTGTCCACCAGCATGTCTGCGGTTATCTGGCGGTCCACATATCGGTAAGGAGTCTGGTAGACCACGACTGGCGCGCCTACCATTTTAGGTGCAGCGGCGTTGTACAGTTTGCCCCCGAGTTTGCGATGGATCTTCATAATGCCTCAGAAAGAATTGATTTTGTATGGCCGTGCTATGGGTTGAGTAGAGAAGGTTAGAACGGTGCCAGTGTTCGATAAAGCTATCATGCCCTGCGTGAAGGCATCCACCTGATCATCATATTTGGCGTTCGGGAAGTTTGCTAGTTCTTCTATGAAATCGTGAATCCAGGGAGCGATATGAGCCGATGGCAGCCAGACGTTGTCCGATTCGACATATGGCGATACGGCCAGAGCCCGCACCAGTTTACCGCCTTCCGGCTCGACAGATATCAGCCCCGGTATCTCACGTTTGAGGGTGGCGATGACCGCAGAGCCGTTGGCCTTGTCTTCGACATATTTGGCTTTGGACTCCGGCCATTTGGCCGACAATGACCTGACTGCCTGGATAGTGGACGGGAAGTCCATTCTGGCGCGAACCTGGTCTAATAGGTAATGGTCTGCACCCCGTTTGCCCAGCACCTGACCGACCACATAATCAGTACCATCCGAGTCCTTGAAAGAGCAATCCCAAGATTGGATTACCGTATCCATCGATCTGGCAAGTTCTTTTGGGTTGGTCTCGTAAATGTTGCTCATCAGTTTGCCGCGGTTGAATACCGAGCCGCCCGGCGGGGATGGGTGCTGTTGGAACAGCGATGACCAGGTATAAGGCCCGGACTCCAGACGGAGGGCTTCGTGTTCGTCCGCACCGCCGAACCGCCAGGGCCACAGGGGATCGCCCGGTGATCGGGGGTCTTCGGGTTCTAGATCGTCTTCGGCGATCATTGGAAACTTGATAACTCTCCAGGGGGTGATCTTGGATTCTTTGCGGGACTGTTCGAGCAGTCTTCCGGCTAGGTCGTCCGCATGCCATCTTGTGAGGGTGATCAGAACTTTGGCATCCTGGTTGAGCCGTCTGGTATAGAAGTCGTTGCGATACCAGTTCCAGAGCTTTTCGCGGGTGGTCACAGATTCGGCGTCTGCCCGGCCCCTGAGTGGATCGTCTATAATACCATAGAAGAACCTCTTGCCCGTGATCGATCCGCCCACGCCCGCACACTTGTAATAGCCCTTGTGACCGGCAATCTCAAAGACTTCGCTATTGATCTGGACTCGATGGCCTGCCTCCTGGCGTTGTTTGCGGTCCAAGAGGGCGGACTCCGGGAAGACCTCGGCGTAAGCATCCGAGATCATGATACGCTGGACATCAATGTTCATGTCGGATGCCAGGCTAGCACCATACGAAGTGGCCATAATCATGGCATCCGGGTTCCGGCCGAAGATCCAGGCAGGCAGGGCGCGGCTAACGATTTCCGACTTCCCGCTCCCAGGGGGCATGAAGACCATCAGGCGCTTGAGATCGCCTGTCGCCCATTCTTCGACGTGACGACAAAGGATCTCGTGGTGCCAGTTGATATTGTTCTGAGGGAATATGTACCGAACAAAATCAAGCAGATGCCTTCTTGCCATTTCTTGGTTTAACGCTCGCTCGTCGAGCAATGGCCTGAAGCTGTCTGATATCTTTGTCCGGCAACGAGCGGATCGAGACATTATTGTTTACTTCCAATGGTTTCTCTGGATCGCCCTGCACCATCACCCTATCAGACTGGTGCAACTTCTGTTTGCCCAGCCAGATGAGCATTCCGGTGCTGCCGGGGATGAACTGGTGCCGAACGTTCTCGCTGTCACAATAGGCGCACCGGGGCAGGAATTCGCCAGCGTGCTCCGTGATCTTTCCACAGTCTTTGCATATAGTGAAATACCGGTCCATCGCGTTGCGGGCCTGCTCCCGCCGCAACGATATCTTCCCGGCGACATAGTTTAGTTCCAGAACTTTCTTGAGTTCAGGATCGGAATTCACCCGTCGCGAAAACCCAGCCTCGGAATAGTCGAGAGCAGTGGCAATCTCGTACTGTGTGCAGTCCGCTTTGCATAGAGCCGCGACCAGCTTGAGGTCAATCGGTTTGCGTTCGCCGTTTTTAACTCCTTTCGGGCGACCGGGTTTGAGTTTTTTTGGCATGAAGACACCTTATTGTGGATTAATCCACGATTTTTCACTTGCATTAGAATCCCTCGTATGGAGACGCGGTGCGAAGATTGATGAAAATGGCCACAAAAAAGTAATTCACGGTGCACGCGTTCCAGGAGATGGCTTAGCACGCGCTTGCCGAATTCTGGGTTGCATTGTTTCGTCCTTGCTACCGCGCCCCTTCTTTGGTTTGGGTGTTTCTCCAGAAGTTCGTCCCATCGTAGTCACCTCAGATTGTGATGATATGCTTGTTGATGAGCTGCCGACCAAAGCCAACCACGTTCTCTGCAAATTTTCTGTACATCATCGTTTCCCCCGTAAACCCAAAAAAGAATGTCGGATTCATTTAAACCAGAATGTTTTAATGCTTGATCATAATCTTGGTATAACCATTCAATATCATAATCTCTCGTGTAAGTATATGTTGCATAACACCGATATCCGCGGGGGACCCCTATCAGAGCCAAATCGCGGTGTCGCGGCGCAATTGCTAAGTCCACCCACACATTTAGTCCATGTTCTTGCCACGTTCGGGCTAGATATCTCTTTAGATAAATATAATAAAGTACTATAGCTTTTCTCATATCATCGGATGTGCTGAAATTTGGCTCAACCACCGAAGAGCACCCGGTTTTAAGAACAGCTAACGGATTATTGAGAATACCAGTGAATTTATAATCGTCTGTATAGAAATGGATCAAGCCGCCGTCTATACGCGTTTTCCGGGCAATGGTCCCCCATCGATTAATTGGTGTATCCAACCCAGTCGGTTGCCTTGTTGATAACAATAACGGCACCTCGAAATCGTTGTCGGTGGGATATATCCGATTCAAATCGACTTCTTCCGACTGATTTTGAGATTGGACATTTTCTGAGTTCATATCATGGGGCGGACCGTTTACCAGTTCTTCGTAGCCAGGTGCGATTGATTGAAAAATGGGATCGTCTGCTGCCTGGTCGTCAATCAGGAATTTGTCATACTTTTCAAGCTTCAGAAAATCGTACTCAAAGTTGTCCAGCTTGAGATCCTTCAGGTGGTCAATCAGAATATCATCATCGTATGCCGGTGCCAATTGCTGGACTCGATTGTCTGCCACCCGCAAGAATTTGAGATCGGAAGAGCGTCGTGTAGGGAAAGAGCGGAG